ATGGGTGGTGATGGCAAGGGGATCGTCGCGCACAAGCCGAGCGAGAAGCGCATCGCGGTGCGCGGCGTGCTGGCGAAGCTGCGCCTGTTCACGGTTTACGTCGATGAGGCCAAGAAGACAATCATGCGCAACCTGGGCGTGATCGATCCCGGTCCCGGGCACTGCCACTTTCCGAAAGGTCGGGATGCGGAGTATTTCGCGCAGTTGACCGCAGAAAAGCTGGTCACGCGCTACCGCAAGGGCTTCCCGTTCCGCGAGTGGCACAAGACCCGCCCCAGAAACGAAGCACTGGACGCGCGGGTGTACGCCTACGCCGCGCTGAAGCTGTCGGGCGTGGATCTCGTCAGCCTGATCCGCAACCGGGCATCCGCAGGCGTGCAGGCCATGCCGCCCGCGCAGCCCGTGCCGATACGCACTGAACCCACACGCAAACGCGGCTTCCGCAGGGAGTGGTAATGGACCTGATCGACCGAATGATCCGAAGACTGCAGCATATCGAGCCGCGCCTGTCGCCGGAAAAGGCCGAAGCACTGGAGCAACGGTTGCGCGAGGAATTCGGCGGCATGGCAACCAAGACGCGAAAACGATCCAAGACGAAGAAACAGGAGATCGAAGCCGCACTGCATGTCGAGTTCCGCGGCAACGTCGATGACTTTGCGCGTCAGCTTGGTTGTCATCGCTCCACCGTTTACCGCGTTCTCAGTGCGCGGAAATCCATTCGCAAAATGTAGGCTATTTTCGACACAACACCCTGTAAAAGGGTGGAATGTCGGATAACGCATCGCTCCTTGCAAGCCTGAAAGCCGCCCGGTATTCGGGTCATCAGCGCGTGCGCCACGGCGACCGCGATATTGTCTTCAAGAGCGATGTCGAAATGGCCGCTGCCATCTCCGCGCTCGAAGCCGAGATCGCCGCCGAGTCCGGCGGTGGCCGCCAAGTTCACTACTTCACGCCCGCACTGAGGCGCGATTGATGCCGGCCGATCCGTCGATCTGGCTGGATCGCATCATCAGTTACCTTGCGCCGACCGCTGGCCTGCGCCGCATTGCCGCCCGCCAATCCCTGCTCCGTGTCCGCGCCTACGAGGGCGCATCGACCAAGGACGGATGGATTCCGCGCCGGGGCGGTGCCAGCGCGAATGCCGATCACGCCGCCGACTCCCGCATGTTGCGGAACCGGGCGCGCTCGCTGGTGCAGAACAACCCGTATGCCCGCAAGGCGCTCGACGGCCTGGTGGCGAACGTCGTCGGCGAGGGCCTGATCCCCGAGTCCCGCGCCCGCACCGTCACCTTGCGCCGCCGCATCGATGCGCTGTATGGGCAGTGGAGCAAGCAGTGTGACGCCGATGGTCGGCTCGACTTCGACGGACTGACCGCGCTCGCCTACCGGGCGATGGAGCAGGACGGCGAAGTGCTGATCCGCCTGCGCTCGCGCCGCCCCGAAGACGGCCTCGCGGTGCCGCTGCAGTTGCAGGTCATCGAGGTCGATTACATCGACAACACCAAGACCGGCAGCAACATCGTCGAGGGCATCCAGTTCGATGCGCTGGGCCGCGTCGAGGGCTACTGGCTGCACCGCAACCATCCCGGCGATGCCAACGGCTTGATGAGCTTCCGCGACACCGGCAGCACGTTCGTTTCCGCCGACCGGATCATCCACCTGTACCGCGTCGAGCGTCCCGGCCAGTCGCGTGGCATCACCCGCTTCGCCGCCGGCATCGCCCGCGCCCGCGATCTGGCGATCTACGAGGACGCCGAACTCGCCCGCAAGCAGAACGAGGCGCTGTTCTCGGTCATCGTCAGTGGCGACGCCGGCGACTTCGCCATTCCCGGCGCTGGCGAGTCGATGGCGAGCGCGCAGGCCCGCGCCGGACAGACCGGCGATCTGGGCGAGCTTCGCGGCGGCGCGATCATCAGCGCCAACGGGCAAAGCGTCACCGTCGCCAATCCCGCGACGACGCTCGGCTACTCCGAGACCATCCGCTCGCACCTGTACGCGCTCGCCGCGGCGTGGGGCGTGACCTACGAGATGCTGACCGGCGATCTCAGCCAGGTGAATTTCTCAAGCTCGCGCGTCGGCCAGATGGAGTTCCGCCGTCAGGCCGATCAGACCCGCTGGCAAGTGCTGGTGCCGCCGCTGACCCGGATCTGGGAACAGTTCGTCTCTGCCGCCGTCACCGCTGGCCTGGTTGCCGAGGAAGACACCGCCGTCGAGTGGACCGTCCCGCGCTGGCAGTACATCCAGCCGGACAAGGAGGTCCGCGCCGACCTGATGGAGATCCGCGGCGGCTTGTCCTCGATCTCCGAGAAGCTGCGTCAGCGCGGCTACCAGCCCGAGGCGGTGTTCAAGGAGGTGGGCGAAGACTTCGCCGCGCTCCGCAAGGTCGGCGCGCTCGAGGCCCTGGAATTCTTCGGCGGCGGCTCGTCTCCCGAACCTGCCGCGCCTGCAGCCGCATCCGATAGCGAGGACAACTGATGGAAACCCGAAAGCAAACGATCCCGATGCAGACGCGCAAGGCGCAGTTCCAGCCGGACAGCGTAAACGCCGAGGCCCGCACCGCCACGATGGTCTGGACCACGGGCGCTGCCGTGCGCCGGTTCGATTGGTGGGAGGGCCGCGCCTTCTACGAGGAGCTGAGCCTGGCCGAAGGTCACGTTCACATGGACCGCCTGAACAACGGCGCGCCGCTCCTGAACAGCCATGCACAGCGCGACCTGTCCGACATCGTGGGCGTGGTCGAGCGCGCGTGGATCGAAAACGGCCTGGGCCATGCCGAGGTCCGCTTCTCCGAGCGCGCCGATGTCGATCCGATCTTCCGCGACGTGCAGAGCGGGATCATCCGCAACGTCTCAGTCGGCTACATGGTGCACAAGTACGAAACCGTGTCCGAGGACGAGAACGGCGTTCGCACGATCCGCGCCGTCGATTGGACGCCTGCCGAACTTTCCCTAGTCCCTGTGCCGGCCGATGCCGGTGCGGGTATCCGCTCGCTGCCGGAATCCGACTGCGAGTTCGTCGTAACCAAACGGGCTGATAGCCCCAAGGAGCCTAGTATGTCGCAAGACACCAAGGCGGCTCAGCCCGCCATCGAAACTCCCGAGCCGAAGGTCGATCTGGACAAGATCCGCGCCGAAGCTCAAGCCGCTGACCGTGCCCGTTCCGCCGAGATCCTGAAGCTCTGCGCGCGCCACGGCATGTCCGACCTGTCCTCTGACCTGATCGCTTCCGGCGCCAAGGTCGAGGACGTCCGCGCCAAGATCCTGGACGAACTGGCCGAGCGTGACGCCAAGGCGCCGACGATGCCGCGCATCGAGACGGTGCGGGACGAGGTAGATACCCTGCGTCAGGGCATGGAGGGCGTGATTCTGTACCGCGCCAAACCCGAGCAGTACAAGCTTGACGACAACAGCCGCCGGTTTGTCGGTCTGTCGATGCTGGAACTGGCCCGCAAGTCGCTCGACGTCGCCGGCATCCGCCACGAAGGGCTGAACGTGCTGGAGGTCGCCGGACGCGCGATGCACCAGACCACCGACTTCCCCGAGATCCTCGCCAACGTCGCGAACAAGACCCTGCGCTCCGCGTATCAGGCCGCACCCCGCACCTTCACCGGCTGGGCGAAGGCGAATACCGCGCGCGACTTCAAGGAGATCAGCCGCACACAGATGGGTGACAGCCCCTCGCTCGTTCAGATCAACGAGCATGGCGAGTACACCTACGGAACGATGGGCGAGATGGCCGAGAAGTACGCGCTTGCCACCTACGGCCGCATCGTTGCCGTGACCCGGCAGGCGATTGTCAACGACGACACCTCCGCGTTCAGCCGGACAATCCCGAGCTTCGGCTCCTCTGCCGCCATGCTCGAGAGCGACATCGTGTACGGCATCGTGACTGCCAACGGCAACATGAGCGATGGCAACGCGCTGTTCCATGCCGACCACAACAACCTCGACAACGCCGCGGTGATCAGTGTGGCGAGTCTCGGTGTGGCTCGCGCTCGGATGCGGACCCAGACCAGCATCAACGGCCAGCGCATCAACGTGATGCCTCGCAGCCTGCTGGTGCCGGCGGCACTGGAAACCATCGCACAGCAGTTCACCAGCACGGCGCACATGCCCGATCCGGCCACCAACATCAACCCGTTCGCTGGCACCTTGCAGGTTGTCGCCGAGCCGCGTCTCGACGCATCCAGCAACAGCCGCTGGTATCTGATTGCCGACCCGTCGCAGATCGACACCGTTGAGTACAGCTACCTCGAAGGTTCCGAGGGCGTGTACATCGAAACCCGCAACGGATGGGAAATCGATGGCGTCGAGATCAAGGCGCGTCACGACTTCGCGGCGAAAGCCATCGACTGGCGCGGGATGTACCGCAACGGCTAACCCTGACTGACAGCCCGCCTCATTGCGAGGCGGGCCACTGCAAGAGGATTCCAATATGAGTGCTGCACTGTATACCCAGGCCGGAAACAGCCTGACCATCCCCGCCCCGACTGGCGGCGTTACCAAGGGCCGCGTCTACCTGATCGGCGCCCTGGCCTGCGTGGCCTCCCAGACCGTCGCGCAGACGGTTGCGACCACGTTCCACACGACCGGCGTATTCACCCTGCCGAAAGACGGCGGCGCGTCGGTCAGTTTTACCGTAGGCGAGCGCGTGTTTTGGGACCCGGCCAACCACCGCGTCGCCAAGACCAACGCCGCGCACTTCCCGATTGGGTGCGTGACCGCAGCCGCCGCCGACGCTGCGACGACTGTCAGCGTGCGCCTCGACGGCGTTGCGACGGCGCTGGTCGGTTAATGAGACCGCCGCCCCTTCGGGGGCGGCACTCAATGAATGGATACCCTGATTGCACATTGGCCTGAATTAACGCTCACCGGCGTGCTGATCGCCTGTGCAGTCA